GTAGTGTGGTCTTGTTATCAGACATACCACTTAATGAGTACGCACTCTTTCGGGTATATGAGTTTCGCGCCGTAGAGGTGCAGACCTTTCGCAGCGTCGGCGAAACGCTTTTCGGGTCTGTATGCTTCTACGTTGTTGATCTGCTCTGCGTAAGAAACCGCTCTGCGCGTTCTCGCATAGCACTGGAATACCGGCACCTGAGAGCCGCCGATCGTTTCGTTTTTGGTCTGTATGTTATTGGAAACATAGAAATCAAAGCCGAGGAACGAGCCGACGTAGCCTCTGTCGGTAACTCTGTCATTGTTGGTCTTTATGGAAATCTGAGCCTGTACGATCTGCGCCCAGACAGCAGGCGACATTTCGAGCGCGACGTCCTGATCGATCGGGACATTGTTTTCGGTCAGCTTCTGTCTTACTGCGGTCAGCTTGGCAAGCGCGGTCGCAGCAGTAATCTGTTCATTTGCAACGACGTTGTTGTTAGCCGATTTGAACATAGTGTTGTTCGATCCGTCGAGAGCGATTTTATTGCTCGAAGCACCGTACATACCGTATATGTAACTGTCGGACGTCTGTCCGAGTGCTTCCGCAGCCATACGCATAGCGTCTTTCATCAGCTTCGGCTTCTGCTGTGCTTTGTCGATGTCGTCGATCTGGAAATTAAAAGCTTTTGCCTGCGTGATTTCGAGGAATCTTTCGTTATCGGTGAGCGTTTCCGGATCGGACATATTCGTGTTTTTCGTGTAATCGAAAATCGTGATCGGTCCGATACCATTGATTTTGACTTTATCGCCGACGTCTCTGATCTCGCCTTCGAAGTCTGTGTTACAGTTCTGTATTGCGTATCTTTTGGCTTCGAGTTCTTTCCAGAGCGTAGCCGACCATATAGTCGGATTAAATTTTTCAAGAGACATAGTTTTGGTTTCCTTTCTGATTATTTTTTGTTAAGGTATTCATACGACGCCCAAACTCTGTCGTAATCAGCCACCATTTCTTTTGTTGACATACGACTGAGTTCTTCTTCCGTATAAAGTCTGTCAGTCTTTGCTGACTTTGAGATTTGCGGTGCGGCGGTCTGTTTGTTTGCGGCGTTTGCTTTCTCCGCTTTTTCTGCTTTCAGTTCTTCACGGCGAGCGTATTTCGCGTAAGCCGATGAAATGTCTGTACCAGCTTCAACAGCTTCCCACACCTCTTTCGGAAATTTTTTGCGGTCTACGTCGGGAAACAGTTCTTTGAACTCGCGGATTTCTTTTACGTAGCGGTTCGATCTCTTTATGAAATCTTCCTGCGCTTTGAGTTTCTTTTCAAGCAAATTGTACTTTGCTTCTCTTGTCGCTTCCGCAACCGTGAGACCTTCTTCGTTCATAAGGCGATTGACTTCGGCGTCGTATTCCAGTTTTGCGACATATTCGCTGTACTGTTCAACGGTCATACCCTTTGCTTTCGCCTGCTGTAACAGTATCTTTTCAGGCTGTTGGTCGACGTAAGCGTTTTCAATGTCGATACCGATATCAATATCTTCATCATCTGCGCTTTCGGTCGCTTTTTCTTCGGGAGCTTCGACAGGCGTTTCTGCGGCTGAACCCGTCGGTTCGGTCTGTACTTCTTCGGCAGCTGCTTCCACCGGCTCCGCCGTGCTGATAGTGTTGTCGTCCATAAAATTGTCCTTTCGTTATTCTAAATTTAACGCAGCAGTCGGGGACTGCGGTACGTTTACCTGATTTGTATAGGCGGGGAATCCGCCCTGCCCGATACCTTGTTCGGTCATAGGTGCTTGCGCCGCAGCTTGTGCGGCTTGCGCCGCTTGCAGTTCAGCGATTATGCTGTCCTTCTGCGGCAGTACGTTGCTCGGTATGTATTTAAGATATGTGATCGTGTCGATGAACCCGCCGTAAAGCAGATTGTTAAGCATTTGTACGAGCGCCGCCTCGGTGTATTTCGTGCTTGCGCCGACGTCCACCTTTGCGTGGATAAGCGAATCAGCGTACTGTGAAAAGTCGATTTCCTGCGCTTCGATTCCGTCCGCGCCGACGAATACGACCATTCTGCCGTCGGTGTAGTAAGCGAGCATATAGTCAGCCCAGATGTTCGCCAAATCCTCGATACCCTGATAAGCGTTCTGACGAACGAGTTCAAGCGGTACGGCTGACGCTTCCTGCAAAGCGAGTATTGCCGACGTGTTTTCAGGTCTGACCTCGCCGAGAGCCGCGTCCGTTGCGCCGAGAGTTTCTTTCGTGCGGCTATCGACCTCGCTGATTATGTTGAAAAAGTTTGCTTCCATTTGTCCGACGCCGACCGTCGTGACCGCGTTTCTTACGTCACCGCTTGCTCTCACGCCTATCGCTTCGCCGACCTCGTTAGACCACTCGGGGATAACAGACTTATCGTACACGACTTTCGAAAACGCCGTGTCGATCATATGCTTCATAGCGAGCGCGTAAGCCTTATTTATGTACTTCTGGTTCGGTATGATCGGAGTTATCGGCGACGTGCCGCGGTAAGAATCTTTCGTCTTTTTCCACGAGAACATAGCGACCGGATAGAGCGTAAGTTTCGTTTCTTCCTGGCGGATAACAACGCTCTGCGTGGATTTCTGCCAGCAGACATAGCCTTTGTCGTTGCGGTAGAACTTGATGATATAAGTCGCTTTTGCGGAGTCGGGGTCCTGATTTTCTATCGTGCCAAGTTCCGACGCTTCGTTCAGCGTGTTCGTGTCACCGGCGATTGTTTCGTACTCGACTTTCGGTACGCCGTTTTCTTCCGCTTCACGCTTCAACGTGCAGACCTCGGCTCGTCCGCTGATGATGATGTATCTCTGTTTCTGTAAGTCGTTGCTGTTCGTGTCGCAAACATAAAGGCGAGAACTGTCTATGACCTCTGTCACAAAGTCGCCCTTGTAGGCGGTACCGGTCTTGATGTTCGGATCCCAGTAAGTGTAGAACACACCGTCGCCGGAGATCGCCGCGTCAATAAGGCTCTGCCTGAAAAGTGAGTCCATTTTCGACGCTTCCCACCGATAGTCCGCGTGGCGTTTCATTACATCTGTCGCAGACCGCAAATCAACGCCGAACTCTGTATCACGCATTATCGGCAGTATATCAGCCGAATAAGATATGCTTATCTGTTGCGCGACTACCGAAGAAACAAGGTGCGTTACGATACGCTCGACTATATTGAACACCGGCGTTTCGACAAGGTTGCCCTTGTTTACACCCGCCCATTGATCGCCGCGGTAAAACCGCTCGTTTTTTTGTATAGCCGAATAAAATCCGATCTGTCGGTTGTAGTCAACGCAGGATTCGTATTCGCGCCACGCCGCGGTTTTCTGCTTATAGCTCTTATCTTCTCTCATTCTTTATTCTCGATTTCTTTGTTTTCGGTTATATGGATTTCGCTTTCTTTCGTCGTGTTCGATTCCGCGTATGCGCTGTCGGTCAGCCCTTCGCCGACGATGTAAGCGACTACCGAAGCGATAGCCATTATGATACCGCTGACGGTTTCAGCCGTTTCCGCGTCGCCCTTGAAAGCGAGAATAAGCCCCGTTACGAGACCCGCGACCGCAAGCCAAAATTTACGGCTTGTAAGTTTTCTTACCCAGTCAATATTCATTTGTCACACCTCTTTTACTATACTGTCAGTACCGAGAACGGAGAGAGCCGTCCTCACTTGCTCGGCGTATTCTCTCGTGCTGAAATTGCCGATCTGTACCACATATTTCTTTTTCCTGTCGTCGAGAATTTTCTTTACATCGTCGCGGACGTTCTGCATAGTCTTTCCGAATTTTCCGAACCACTCCATAACGTCGCTGTGATCGCTTCCGAGTTTCAGCTTGTGCGAATCCTTGTGACAGAGTATCGTCGGTACGGTCACGCCGTTAAAGACCACCGCTCCCGCAGGGTCGATGTTGAAAAGGTCGCAAAGATACGCGGTAAACTCGACCGCTTCCTTATAGACCTTCAAAAAGTAATCCTGACTTTTATATCCGTCATCACAGATTTCAAACTGAATCCAATGCTGATCGAGCCATATCTGCGTACCGTTCTGCTTGTCGTTTTTCCATATATAGCCGTTGCAAGAGCCTTTTGTGCCGTTGCCGCACCCCCACGGGTGAAAATCAAAGTCGCCCGTTTTGACAGTTGCGACCGAGCCGTCGGCGAGCCTGCCGATAAAAGCGTTCACGCCCTTGTCTACGTCCTTATGATTCCAGTCGTTTCCGTATCTGTTTTTGCCGAGCAGAGCGATCATTTCGTCGTAATTTTCTTCGCCCTCGAACGGCTGAACGTAACGCTTGATTTCGGGATTGCCCGCGTCCGTGTCGTGCCACAATATACCGATAGGCGTACTCCCTTTGAGAGCTTCCCGATACCATTTACTGTGTGTTTGATAACATTCGATTAAATTCATAGTTGCCCCTTTACTGCCCGACAGATATGCTCCATTCGTAGCACGTTTCGTCTACCGCCGGAGCTTCGGGCGTATGTGCTATTGCAAAGTCAGCCCTTACGATCTTGACCTCGCCTTTTTCGGAAAAGCAAAGCGAAGCGATAACGTACTCGCCGCCGCCGATCATTTCGGTTTCAAAGCCTATCGCTATAAAGTGACCTTTGCCGAGAATGAGATCATACTGCGATTCGATCTTGTAGTCTGTTACGTTGAGATATATGTCGAACGCTTGCAGACCGCAGTCCTTGTCCGGCTTCACGCATACGTCAGCCGTATAGTCGCCGGTCTTGACAAGGTACGCGATAAATCCGTTATATTCTTCTGCGCGTTTTGCTTCTCGCTCCGTCGGCGCGTATATCGGCAGTATCAGCACGATAACGAGCAGACAGATAAAACCTTTTAATACGTTCATATGGCTTGAATGTACGCCGCCCTCACAGACCATCGGTTTGCCGTTTGATAAGCCTCAACAGACTCCGCGAGAACGTATATCGCGCAATTTTCGGGCAAGCCTCTTAATGTAGTAACAGAGTAACAAGTCGGAGGTACAATAGCTTTGCACGTTAGGCTCGTCATAGCAACGCAACCGGCGAAAACATTATAATACAATGCCGTAGTACCGCTTCCAAGCGTGACAGTAGACAATGCTATGCAAGAGTCAAAAGTTTGTGCTTGTATTTCTTGCACATCATCGGCGACCACAGAGACAAGAGCCGCGCAATTTATAAACCCGCCTGGTTGATTCAAAAGTGCGCCTTGTCTTAAAACGGCTTTGGTTAAAGTTGTGTTTGGGTTGGTGGTATTGTTAGTTTCCACAAACGAATAAGTAGCTTGATCAATAATCGCCCCGAGTGCCCACGTTTCGCCCTCTGCACACTTTACTTTCACAACGTATTTTTTAGCCGCCGCGTAAGTGTGTGAGAGCTTTGCGGAAGTGTCACCAGAAGCTTCAAGCGGCGATCCGTCACCCCAATCCACTAACGCCGACTCAGCCGCGCTCTGCGTAAAACACAAATTCAAAGTGAGTTCATCTGCCCCGAGCGTAAAATAAAACTCCGAAGTTCTCGGGTCGGGCGGTTCGGGCGCCGTGCTTGAAAGCGGATAGATCAAATCCATTCGCTCCCTTTTCAGTTTGTCCGCGTAAACGCTTATGTATTTCATAGCCTTACCAAAGAATTACCTGAACCTCGACCTCGCCCTCGCCTGCACCGCTGACATATATTTTGCTGAACGCTTTTCGCGGGTACTGCAAATTTGTCAATACGACCTGCGCGGTGTTTGCGGGAATGACTATATACCCAGACGCGGCGGTATCATCAAACGCTACGTTAATTGCCGCGTCCGTCATATTTTTAACGAGAAATTCAAGACCCTTTACCGAGCCGAAATCTATCTCATCAAACGCGCCGTCTAAAATTTCTATTCTCCGAACGTGCAGATTTTCGGTTATATCTATGCGCGTCGCCCACAAGCCGAGCAAGGCTATAAGGTTCTCGTTCTCCACGTCCGCGCCGTCTATTATCTCGATCACGCGATACTCGGCGGGAAAATCTTCCGTGCCGTCGTAAAGCGGCGTTTCGTCAAAATATACCGTCTTGACCGTTTCTTCCTCTACCGTAGTGAAAATGCAGGAGACGGACGAAAACAGTTTGCCGTTCACCTTGAAATTCACATAGAACGTCGCCTCAGTGCCCGCATAAGCAAGGTTCGGCTCTGCAAGCATCTGCCATTTTGTATCGGTTAAATTCGTAAGTGCCATTTTATTTTCCTCTCGTTATGTATGTAATTGAAAATATCTGTCAAAGACCGCCTTTTGCGCCGCGGTCACTTCGGTTCGTGCTATGACATCGAAATGCGGGTACTCGTCCTCATACGTCAGAAGCACCCATTGATTGTTATAGTAGTTGCCGAGGATTGACGAATCGGCATAAAGCAACCAGCCGCGAAGAATAGCGCTATACTGCACTTTTAATTTCTCCGCATAAGTCATTTCACCGATCATTGTATCTGCTCTGTAAAAGATCGGGACGTCAATCTCTACCGCTTCAACAGACGAAATATCGGTCTGCGTAACGTATGACCCTTGTTCTATATAGTATCGTGTAGGTGTAACAACCGTCGCCTCTGCTTCAAGCAAGATCGCGTATTTTCCAGACAGTTCGGCTGAAACGACGTCAGACGTCACGCCATCTGCCGAAAGAGCCTCGGCGTTTTCGTCCGTATATTCCGTAAAGTAGCCGTGAGAAACGCGCCCGTCTGCAAGTCCGTACGTTTCCGCGCCCGTATCAATCGCCGCTTGCTCCGCTTTCGCGCTCATAGCGGAT